ACGTTGCAGCGTGACTTCGGCATAACGAAGCAGACGGCGGACTCGATGCAGCCCGCCAAGTACATCGAGAAAATCTACGAATACTATGACAGCGATGGCGATCTGCGGTATCAGGTGCTGCGCTATCAGCCCAAGTCGTTTAGGCAGAGACGCCCGGACGGCAGGGGTGGATGGCTGTGGAACATGAACGATGTGGAGGCGCTGCCGTACAATCTGATTGACATGCTAGAGCAGCCAGACGCGCCGGTGTTCATCGTTGAGGGTGAGAAGGCGGCGGAGCGGTTAATGAAGCTGGGCCTAGTTGCGACAACGTCACACGGCGGGGCCGGCAAGTGGTCTGACGCACTGGCGCCATATTTCGATGGGCGCAACGTGGTGGTGCTAGCAGATAATGATAGCGCGGGGGAGCGACACGCCGATCAGGTGTTGCGCTCAATCTGGGGCAGGGCCAAGGCGGTCAAGCGTGTTGAGCTTGCCGGGCTGCCGGACAAGGGCGATGTAGTTGACTGGCTTTTTCAAGGCGGCACCGTTGACAAGCTGATGGAGGTGGTCAGGGCCACGCCTGCGCTCGATAGTGTGCCAGCAGAGGCAGAGGCCGCTGACGAGGCTCCAGAGGCGGAGGAAGAGGGCGTCCTAAAGCCGTACAAGCTGATGGATCAGGACGCGGTGTGGTCTATGCCGCCGGTCGAGTTTCTGGTTGACGAGCTTATCCCTGAGCGTAGTTTTTCGATGATCTACGGTGCGCCGGGCAGCGGCAAGTCGTTTCTGGCGATTGATATGGCGCTCAGTGTGGCGCACGGCGTGGACTGGCAGGGCAAGAAGGTCAAGCAGGGTCCAGTGCTTTACATAGCGGGCGAGGGTATGGGTGGATTCGGCAAGCGCTGGAAGGCGTGGAGCATGCACCACAAGCTCGACAAGCGCCCGGAGATGTACCTGCTGCCAACGGCGGTCAACATGTTGGACAGCGAGGACGTGGCGCGGCTCAGGCTCACCATCGAGGGGATGGACAGGCAGTGGGCGCTGGTCATCGTGGACACGGTGGCGCGATCTATCGCCGGGGCTGACGAGAACGCGGCGCAGGCGATTGGCATGTTTGTGCAGTCGTGCGATGCCATCAGGGAGGTGGCGGGCGGCACTATGCTGGCGGTGCATCACTCCGGCAAGGACAGCAGCAGGGGCGCCAGAGGCAGCAACGCGCTGCTGGGTGCGATAGACACAAGCATCGTAGTCGGCAAGCTGGACAGCGTGGTCACGATCAAGGTGGAGAAGCAGAAGGACGCCGAGCCGATTGACGAGATGAACTTCAACATGACGACCGTGCAGGTGGGTGTCACCGACACGTCTGTCGTGCTGGAGCGCACGGATGCGCCGGTGGATGCGCCCAAGCGCAGGAAGCCGCTGGCAGCGAGCCAGCAGAGGGCGTTGACGGCGCTACAGAACCTGTGTGCAGAGCGCGGTGTCAGGGTGCCGATTGGCGAGTGGCACAAGGCTCATGAGCGCGATTGTCCCGACACACACACGTCTACACGCAAGACTGCGCGTGATGCGCTGGTGGATGGCGGTTTTGTGGTCATTGCGGACGGTATTTGCTGGATAAACAAGGAGTTAGGTGAGTTTTGAGGGCGATACGGCGGTGAGCGCCGCCGATACGGAAGTTGTTCTAGTTTGGATTTTTGGGTGATGACGGATAGTAGAACACGATACGGGGAACTGTTTGAGACGCCTATCGTTATAAAACAGATAGTTAGGATAGCAATTCCCGTATCAACCGTATCGGTACGGAGTGTCCGTATCGGTGCGGTACGGTACGGTCCCCCTATAGGGACCGTATCGCCGTATTGGCCGTATCAGTATTTTGGTAAAGGAGGTGATTATGGCTGTTAGAAAGAGACCGAAGAAGGCGCCGAAGGGATTGGACGCTAGGTTCTATCCGAATGAGCGAGACGCGAGGAAGTGTCAGAACGCTCTGGTGGAATACGACAGGGTGGTCAGGTCGTATGAGGCAAAGTGGGGCATCGACCGACTGCCCGGATTGGTGGATGCAGAAATGCGGGACCGCTGGTGGCAACAGTGGGATAAGCTGAACGCGGCGATTGAGAAGGGGTCGGGTCCAGAGGTTGAGCATGCGGTGGAGGTGACCATTCGGGCATGTGGCGTATTGGAGGCCCGCGCCATCGAGCTTGGGGCGAAGCCGCTCACCGGGGATCGGTGGGAGTGCCAGCTACCAGACGGCGGTGTGCTGGCGATTGTCAGGGATGCCGCCGAGGTGGTGCCGGTGCATAGTGAGGGCAGGTACGATCAGGTGTACTGTATGGACGAGGTGGCGAAGATCATGCAGCAATGGCGGGCAGACGAGGCCGGCAAGCTGGCGGAGAGCGTGAAGGGCGTGTTTCCGGGCGCCGTGGTGGACAGCATCGAGAAGAGGGTGCCGACAGCCACGGAGGTTGAGTTGAACGATGAAATACCGTTTTAGGGAGGCGGACGTGGAGAACATAAACAGCGATGACAGGGAAATGCTTTACAAGAGCCGGCAGTATGTGCTGATCGGCTCAGACGGCTGGGTTGACGTGCGAGGGCTGTCGGTGAACATTATCAAGACAGACGATGGGGTGCGGCTCGAGGTTTGGCCGGTGGAGACAGACGGGTTGAGTGCAACGAGGCCGCTGGGTACTATGGAGGTGATGGAGCCTGAGAAGGAGCGCGGGCCGTCTCCGAGGAAAAGGTTTAACTGTGTTAAGGGGAAGAGAAAATGATACAGCAGGGTGACGGAGAAATAGCGCACAGGCTGAGTAATGGGCTTTGCCCAAATTGCAAGACGGCGATAGAGTGCTGGAACATTGATGTTGAGGCCAACACTATTTCTGCTGATTGCACAACCTGTGGTTTGGGCATTATAGATTTGCTAGATGGAGAGAAAAGTGAAGCGAGCTAAAGTGCTGGACGATGCAAAGCAGATGGTTACGAAGGACCGGGCTGCGGATCACGGTGATATGGAGGACAATTTTGCGCTGATCGCAAAGTATTGGTCAGCGCATACGGGTCACAAGATTGAGCCGCAGGATGTGGGCGTGATGATGGCGCTTCTCAAAATGGCGAGGGCGAAGGGCAATCCGTATCATGAAGACAACTATGTTGACGGTGCCGGGTATATGGCATGCGCGGCGGAATGTGTGCATGTAGATGGGTGAGGTTCTTGATTTTGAGCGCGGATCTTTTGTGCGGTTCTTTAGGGATTACGTTGATTGCGGCTGGTGTGAGCAGCCGACAAGGGGTCGGGTGTACGAGGAGAGCCAGAAGATAGTGTGCAGTGTCTGCAATGGGGTGCTGCTGGAGATAGACGATGAACCGATGTTGATGCTAACGCTTGAGGAGGACGACTTCGATGGTAGCGCATAGAATACCCGATAGTGTGTTTGACGAGTTTTTCAAGCGCGTGGCGGAGGGCAGGTCTGGCAGCAGCGTCAGCAAGGATGATGACATGCCTGCGTGGTCAACCGTGTGGCGAAGGTTTGTCAAAGATCAGGCGATGATGGACAAGTATCGCACGGCGCTGGAGTCGCGTGGGCAGGTCTATGCTGACAGGCTGGACGAGCTTGACGACATGCTTCTCAAGGGATTTATCACGGAGTCAGCGCATCGCACGTTGTCAGACAATATCAAGTGGCGGTCAGCACGGATGACGCCAAACGTGTATGGCGACAAGGCGCAGATAGATGTTAAGGCTTCGCCTAGTGAGGACTACATCAAGGTATTGCAGCAGGTTAACCAGACAATCGAAATGAGGCGGGCTAATGCGATAGAGCATCAGGACGAGAGAGACACACAACCGCAACCGCTACGCGCGGGCGAGGGTGGTGTTAACGAAGATCAGGTTAACAACGATGTCTCAGGAACGACATAATTATGATAATATATTGTTCCACGGCTAAGTCATTGATTTCGTTGCATCCAGAAAACGCATAATGAACGTTATGCGACAAAACGTGAAACATTCCCGTGAAACAATGACCCCCTCCCTCAAATCACACGCCGGGGCGCGAATAAATATATACCCCCCTCTCGAAATCCCTGACCCACGGACCCACACATGACCCAATCCCCCCTGTCTGCCGACACCATCGCCGTCCTGCGTGACGACCCCGCCCTCTTCGTTGAGACGGTCCTGCAAGCCAAGCCCCAGCGCTGGCAGAAGAAGGCTCTGGACGCGATTGCGGCGCATGATCGCGTGGCGGTCAAGAGCGGTCACGGTGTCGGGAAAACGGCATTTGAGTCGTGGATCGTGTTGTGGTGGCTGCTGACCCGCTATCCGACAAAAACGGCTGTGACCGCCAACAGCGCCCACCAGCTAAGTGACGTTTTGTGGACTGAGATCGACCGCTGGGCGCGAAACATGCCGCAGCCGTTCAAGGACTTGCTTGAGTTTAAGGCGGACAAGATATCCCTCAAGGGCGCGTCAGACAGCTTCGCGGTGGCCCGCACCAGCCGCCGGGAGAACCCGGAGGCGCTTGCTGGGTTTCACTCGCCGAACATGATGTTCATCGTTGAGGAGGCGTCTGGCGTGCCAAACGTGATCTTCGAGACTGCGTCTGGCGCGATGTCCACCCCCGGCGCGAAGATTATCATGTGCGGCAACCCCACCCGATCCGATGGATATTTTTATGATGCCTTTCACGCCGACCGGGAGCGCTGGCACTGCATCACTGTGTCGTGTGAGGAGGGCGAGTATGTAGACCCGAAATTTATCACTGATATGGCTGATAAATACGGTGAGGCGAGCAACGTCTACCGTGTGCGCGTGTTGGGCGAGTTTCCCACGCAGTCGGATGACGTTTTGGTGCCGCTGCATTTGGTTGAGGAGGCGACCCGGCGGGACGTGGAGGCTGGACCCACCACCCCGGTTGAGTGGGGTCTTGACGTTGCCCGCTATGGCGGCGACAGGTCCGCTCTGGCCAAGCGGCAGGGCAACGTGCTGGTCGAGCCGATCAAGACGTGGCAGGGCAAGGACTTGATGGAGTTGGCGGGCATCATACTGGCTGAGTATGACGCCGTCCCGTATCGGATGCGGCCCCAAGCGATCTATGTGGACGCGATTGGTCTGGGCGCCGGCCTTGCGGATCGCCTGCGCGAGTTGGACCTGCCCGCCGTTGCTGTGGCGGTGTCGGAGAGTGCCAGCATGAAGGATCGCTTTAACAAGCTGCGCGATGAGTTGTTTTGGAGCGCCCGCGAGTGGTTTGAGGCGCGTGACTGCCACATGCCGGCGGACGACACGCTGATCTCGGAGATCACCGGCATTCGGTATAAATACCTCAGCACTGGTAAGTTGAAGGTTGAGAGCAAGGACGAGATGAAGAAGCGTGGCCAGAGGTCGCCTGACGTGGCTGACGCCTTTGTGTTGAGCTTCGCCGGCGCAGGGGCGGTTGCTGGAGGCTGGTCAAGAGGTTATAATAGCAATCGCACATTGAACCCCTCAACGAATTGGATAGTTTAGATGGTGGACCTTTATCGCGGATATGACGAGGGGCTTTTAACCGAAGAGCCGACTCGCTTTTCTGATATAGGGGTTTCTGGCCCTGACTTTCTTCGCGGCATGAAATATACGCCGTTTGATTTTGTTGGCGCACCTGTTGATCTTTTGAATATGGGTTTGCAGGGCATAGACGCTATGTACGGGCAGCGCAACGTGCTTGGCTCTGAGCGTCCGTTTTTAGGTTCTGAAGACCTCATCAATCGCTACGCTGACCTTGGCGGGTTAATGGGTGTTGACTATGACCGGCCCACTGGCAGTGGCAGTGAGACTCTAGGGCGTGTTGCTGGGGGCATTCTTGCGCCAACGGTTGGCGCTCAGACCGTTGGGCGTGTTGTTGACGCTGGGGCTGATTACATTGCTGGCGCACCAGCTAGAGTGGCGGGTCGCGCACGCTCAGTTACGTTAGGCTCAGGCATTGACCCAACTGCGGCCCTTGACGATATGATTGTGCGTGGTATGGGCGATAATGGCGGCGTCAGTCCTGCTGACACGCCGCGTGGCTTGCTAGACCAGCCACAAGCCGCGCAGGGAGAGCCTGTCGGGTTGTTGGCAGATGATCCTGTTCGCCAGATGGACACGGCACAGGCCAGATATTTCGAGGCTGGCAAGTTTGAGCCACCGACTGCCGAAAACCCTGTGTCCATTGTACCGCCGACAGAAAATGAATTCGGCATCATAGCCTTCCACGGCTCTGGCGCAGACTTTGATGAGTTCAGGCTGGAAATGATTGGCACTGGTGAGGGCGCACAGACTTATGGCTATGGGCTGTATTTCACTGATAGCGAGGACATAGCTAAATTTTATAGAGATGCTGTTGGTGGAAAAAACATTAATAGAATGAAACAATTTGATGATATTGGACAAGCCTTGAAAGGAAAAATGACTTTAACTACAGATATTATTAATAATATTATTGATAAAAAGATTAAAGTTTCTTCTTTGCCTAAAGAGGCGCAATCGTCAGTTAAAGAAATATTAAAAAGGAAAGAACCACCAAAAACTAAAAAAATGTACAAAGTCGGCCTTGCTCCCAAGCCTGACGAATTGCTGGATTATGATGCGCCGTTGAGCCAGCAGCCTAAAAAATACAAAGCGGCATTGGATGAAATTGCAAAAATTCAAGGCATACCAGTGGTTGACCAGTTTGGGCAATCTGCATCATTTAGTTCTTTTCAAGACGCATTAAATCGAAAAGTTGGGCCAGTAAATGCAATGAGGGAATTTACTGATGCTGGCATCCCCGGCCTTAAATACCGCGCTGCTGGTTCAAGAGCAGCAACCACGGTTGATGAGGCGGCAAAACGCAACTATGTCATCTTTGACGATAAGGCTGTCAAAATTCTTGAGAAATACGGCATTGCTGGCCCTGTGCTTGTCACTGGCGCTGGTATGGCGCGTGAAGAGCGGCCCCAGCCCGCCGGCGGCATCCTCTAATGGCCCCAAGCGCCCCTAAAGACCCCCGCCTAGCGAAATATGGCGTTAAGGGTTACAATATGCCAAAGCGCACACCCAGCCACCCGACCAAGTCGCATGTGGTTGTGGCGAAGGTGGGCGACACGGTCAAGGTCATTCGCTTTGGCCAGCAGGGCGTAAAGACAAATCAGACGGTTGGGCAGCGCAAGGCGTTTGAGAGCCGTCACCGCAAGAACATAGCCAAGGGCAAGCTGTCTGCGGCGTATTGGGCGTCAAAGGTCAAGTGGAACCCACAAAAGACCAAGTCGCCATCTAAAAAGTGGAAGAAGGGATCGTAATGGCCGCAGGGCTTCACTATTTCAGAGACGGCACAAAATATCGTGGCGACATACACAAACACAATGACGGCGTCATCATGACTGGCGCCCGCATGACGCCCAAGAGCAAGCGCGTCTATCACTTCGCAGATTTGTCCGAAACAGCAAAAAAGAAAGCGAGAAAGAAAAATGCCGGGTAAACACTACGGAAAAGGCAAGGGCGGGAAGAAGAAGTAATGCCGAGGCGCTTTCCCAATGTCCCGAAAGATAAAAAGACCGGCGTTCCGAAGAAGTATCTTGCGGGCGCTAAATCTAAAACACGCAAGGCGGCTGAGATCAAAAAAACTGCTAAAGCGTACAAGGAAGGCAAGAAGATAGACGTGAAGGCCGTCAGCAAATCCAGAGCAAAGCAAGGGAGACGAGGCCGTGCCTAAAGCAAAGCCACTATCCGAGGCAACAAAGAAATCGCTCCGTGCCAAGGCGGAGAAGAGCAAGTTTACATATGGCGAACTCGCTCAGGTCTACCGGCGCGGTCAGGGCGCGTACCTTTCAAGCGGATCACGCAACGTGCCAATGGCGGCTTGGAGTATGGGCCGAGTAAACAGCTATATGCGGGGCGACAAGGCTCGCACCGCCGACAAAGACATCTACAAGAAAGCAAGAGGCAAGAAATGATTGTTTGTGATGACTGCCCGTATCGCGGGCGCTGCGAGAATATGGGGCGCTGCATACAGGGCAAGAACGCCCACATTGCGGCGGAGACCATTGTTCCGCCTGTTCTGGACATTAACACCACCAAAGGCCCGGCCAAGACTGTCGCGCCTGAGAAATCCACAACCCTCAAGAAATTAGCCAAGAAGGTGAAAAAATGATGTACGGTAAAAAGAAAAAGGTCACCCCTCCTATGCCTAAGCCGCGCCGTGGCACAATGAACGAGATGATGGGCAGCGACATGATTATGCGGGCTGCGCCCGTCACTCCGCCGGCCCGCTCGCCGCGCCGCCGCAAGTCCCCCGGCCACAACACCACGTTGGGCAAGTACGCAGAATAGAGGGCATTATGGCCGACAAAATGGACGACTACCAGCTATCGAGCATTGTGTCCTCTGAGATCGTGGACTCGCTCAATCACTTCGACAGCGAGTACACGCAGGAGCGTCTACGCGCCATCGACTTTTACCTCGGCGAGCCGCTAGGGAACGAGCAGGCTGGAAAGTCGTCCGTTGTGGACACCACTTTCGCGGATACGGTTGAGACCATTATGCCCAACCTTATGCGCGTGTTCACGGCCAACGATCAGTATGTGCGCTTCGCACCGCGCACCGCCGAGGACGTTAAGGGCGCGGAGCAGGCCACAGATATGGCCAACTTCGTCATCAACCACGACAACCCCGGCTACAAGGTTCTGCACACTTGGTTCAAGGACGCGCTGATGTTCCGCCTCGGTGTCGTCAAGTATTTCTGGGACGAGACCGAAGAGGTTAACGAAGAGGAATATAACGGGCTGAACGAGGACGAGCTTGTGATGCTCCTCAACGACCCTGACGTTGACGTTGTCTCGCAGGAGGAGACTGTCACCGAGACGATGCTGGCGGATGACGGCTCGCTGGTGCCTCTGGCCAGCACCTACGACCTCAGCGTGAAGGTGACGCGCCGTTCCGGCAAGATCAAGATCATCAACGTGCCGCCAGAGGAGTTTCTTGTGTCCCGCCGGGCCGAGAGCCTTGAGGACGCGCACTTTGTCGCGCACCGCACCACAATGACTGTGTCTGACCTAGTCGCTATGGGCTACGATCAGGACGAGGTTGAGGCGCATGCAGGCGCTGGCGACCTTGACGTTGACCGCGAGCGCACCTCGCGCTTCCAAGACCTAGAGGCCGCGACAGGCACTGATGCAGCCGATCCCGCTCTCCGCGAGGTGCTGTACTACGAGTGCATCATGAACGTGGACTTTGACGGAGACGGGATTGCCGAGCGCCGCCGCATTTGCGCCATTGGTGACGGCGGATCACACATCCTGCACAACGAGCCTTTCGATCACATCCCGTTTGCGGTTGTGACGCCTATCATGATGCCACACCGCCTCGTTGGCCGGTCAATCTACGACATGACCGAGGACTTGCAGGTCATTAAGACCACGCTGATGCGTCAGTATCTGGACAGCGTGTATTCCAGCAGCATGCCGCGCGTTGCGGCTGTTGAGGGTCAGGTGAACCTCGATGATCTGCTTTCGGCGTCTCCGGGCGGCGTGATCCGCGTTAGACAGCCGGGCATGTTGCAGTCGATTTCTGGCGCACCAGTGGGCGGTGAAATCCGGCCCCTTATGGACTATGTTGACAGCATTAAAGAGAACCGCACGGGCATCTCAGCGGCATCGCAGGGTCTTTCTCCTGACGCCCTACAGTCAACCACCGCATCCGCTGTTGCCGCCACGGTTCGAGGCGCTCAGGTCAAGATGGAGAGCATCGCCCGCACGTTTGCGGAGACGGGCATGAAGTCACTTTTTAAGGGCATCCTGCACCTTCTAACCAAGTACGACAACAAGCCGCGCACCATCCGCCTGCGTAACAACTTTGTGCCTATCAACCCGGCGGAGTGGGACAGCGAGTTTGACGTTGTCGTGCAGGTCGGGCTTGGCACGACTGACGATGAAACAAAGATTGCGTTCCTGACACAGATCGCGGCGAAGCAAGAGCAGATCATGATGCAGCTTGGGCCGAGCAACCCGATTGTCACGATGGCGCAGTATGTCAGCACGTTGCGCTCGATTGCGGAGATTGGCGGCTTCAAGGACGCCGACCAATTCTTTAGCTCTCCTGAGATGATCCAGCAGCAGATGGCGATGCAGCAGCAGCAGCCACCTCAGCCTGACCCAGAGGTGATGAAGGCGCAGCAGGACATGCAGATTGCCCAGCAGAAGCTGGCAATGGACATCGAGTTGCAGCGCGAAAAGATGAACGCTGAGATCGCTCTAAAGCGTGAAGAAATGCAGCTAAACGCTGAACTGCGCCGGCAGGAGTTGCAGGCTGAGGCGGAGTTGCGTGTCGCCAAGGCGGTGACAGACGCGCAGATATCAACCAACTTGCCGAGGGTTTAGATATGCCACCAAGAGGTTTAATAGAAGCACAGGGTCAGACGACTGCCGGTGGCGGCAACTTTAGCCAAGGCTCAAGCCGGCCATCTGGGGGCGACAGGCCAAGCGATAATCAGCAGCGCGGCATGAGTCCAGCCGAGTCCGCCGCCAGATATGGCACTCAGGCTTTTGCCGGGATGTCCCCTCAGCAGGCTCAGAACATTATCAATATGGGCGGCGGCAGTGGTGGCGCACCGGGCGCACCCGGCGCCCCTGAGATGTACCGGCAGGCTGCGGCGACAGCCCAGCAGGCTCAGGCTCCCTTTGT